GTGGATGTAGCCCGTAAAGCTAGCCCCATCGCCCTGACTACAAAACCCACTAAAGCAGATATCTTTAGGGCTTAAGATAGTAATTCCACGCTCTTCCATCTTATCCATAAATAGGCTGTATTCATCTTCCCACCAGTCGTAATCGACATTGAAATACCTATTCTTTTCAAGTAGTTCCTGTGTATCCATACTTATCTCCAACTTGGTTGTAGTGGTTGAATAGGTGCAATAGGTTGGATAGGCTGTGGATAACTTGGCATACTTGGTGTACTAGTTGAGCTACCAATGGGCATTCCGTATGAATCGTTTAGGAATGTGGTATTACCTGACTGTGTTGCTGATCCTGTGGGCATACCGTATTGGTTATTAAAGAATGTTGTATTACCTGATTGCGTTGCGCTACCTTGTGGCATCCCATATTGATCATTAAAGAATGTAGTGCGTGGTGCTTGTGCATACACAATGCCTGTTAGTAACATTGATAGTAGTAATGTTTTATACGTGTTCATGTTGGTAGCCTTTTAGTAAGTTGAATCGTTTCATCTATTAAGCATCTTGCTTCTTCAATTGCATCGTGTAAATGTCTAGTTCGGAATTCGTGTAGGCAGTCTTCATCTACTTGTACATATAGTTCCATTAAGCAGTTAAGCAGTTTCTTTTCTAGCTCAGTCATACCCATACGCCTTTTCTATTACGCTCTCTGCGTCAGTTGTGTTATTAAATATTCCAAGTGGAAAATACCCACTAACTTCCCCGTTGTTGCGCCTTACTATTAACGCTTCATATACATCTTGATCTCTATGTTCAATCCTTGCGTCTACTTTTCTAGTGCCACGGTTTTTAAATCCACATGATCCTCCTATGTAGTAAATCCATTCATGGTTAGTCATGCTGCCTCCATTCTGTTAGTTACTCTCCATGCTGTAAACTCATCTTCGAGATGCATAAAATTTATAAATTTCGCTCTTATGCTTACTTCCAAAGTCATAGCTTTTCTATGTTGCCTTGTCTCTTCTACTAACTTTAAGAGTTGCTTACCTGTAAGCCACTTACCTTCATGCCAAGTAAGCCCTCGTCTCTCCATATCCTCATTAGTCATACTTACTCCAGTCTATTTTTCTTGAGTCGTTTGTAGGCAGCATGATAGGTGATTCCTAGTTTGCTAGCTATTTGTGTCAGCGATTTACCGTTAACTATGATTGAATCTCTCATATTAGCCCTCTGTTCTTTACCTGTTGCCCACTTGCAATTACTTTTTGAATAGCCCTTGTTGTTGTCTACTCTATCGATACTCATGCCTTCTGGTCTTTCCCCCATATCTATTAAGAAGTTCTCGAACTTATCCCACCGCTCGCATACCGTAATACCTCTACCACCATAGTCTTTATATCGGGGGGTATTTGGGTTGTTACACCTATTACGCATAGCTTTCCATGTTCGATGGGTAGGTGTGCCAGCCATGCCGTGCTTAGTAGTTGATTCCCCCAGCACACTTTTTTTACGGCATCCACATGAAGTTGTGTTTCCACTTTTCAGGTGGTTGGTTACTGTTACGGACTCTCCACCACAGTCGCATATACTTCTCCACTTGCTACCCCCTAAGTACTCCTTAACTACTAACAAACCATACCGTTTACCACTAATATCTACCCATATGCCCATAACTAATCCATATCAAAGTGAATAACATCCCCATACGGGGGTACTTGGTCGCTACTTACACACCAGACTGTATTGAAGTTAGGAGCTTCTGTGTAACTATCGAACCCATCGGTTAGTGTAACACATACTAACGGATTTATACCGTTTTCTTCTAAGTATTTAAAGCCGTTCTCCATACAAGTGCCACCGCCTGAATAGAACTTGATCTCGATCTCTTCACCAGCATCAAATACCTCATACTTTTGTACTTGAGTATCGGTGTAAATAACGTGGACTTTCTCAGGTGTGCATTGCTCGACAATACGTTTCAGGTGTCCGTTGTAATGAGCGATCTCTTGCTTACTAATTGAACCGCTAATGTCTACTTGAATAGCTAACTCACCCATAGTAGGTACTTTGCCTGTTGATGGCATGTATACACCAGCCCCGATATGACGACGGTTAGGACGTGTCCATGTGTAATCAGACGCAGTTAAGCCAGTCATGTATTTCTCGAGGTGCTCATACCAAGGAATCTTGGAATTGATACGGTCGTTAACGAACTGGGCTAACTTACCTGGGAGCTTGCCACGCATCTTGGCAACTTGTGCAGCTTCTGCCAACTCAACTTTCATCTGACCTTCAGCCTCAGCCATCTCTGATTCAGTCATGGGACTACCTTCGATAATTACATCATCGCCCATACCATCACCATCCATATAGCTACCACCACCATTAGGCATATCAGGTAACTCGTCATAGATTTGCTCAGAGGTCTTATCTTTTGAGCCTTTCATATCAATACAGTTTGGGATACGCTGACCTACACCGCACTCATCTAACGTGTCGTTGATCCAAGCATCAGTCGCATAGTTCCACTTCTTATGGTCACGCTTGCCTTGGCGTAGTGCAGTCTGGTTAATGACGTGTCCGACTTCATGCGCTAAACCCCATACAATCTGCTGTACTGGTAAAGACTCAATGAATTCTTCGTTGTAATAAATAGTTCCACGATCCGATACCGCTAGGGTAGGGATATCATTACGAGCAACTAACTTACGCTTGTACAAAATCGAGGCGAAAAATGGCGCATCTAAGCCAATAGCTACTTTTGCTTTATCTAACTTCGTTGCTTGTCTCATGTGAATTTAACCTTTTGTATTAAGCCCATTGATTTCATAAATACTTGATCTCTTGCTATTTCATAGTTAGTAAATGCATTAAAACCATCCCCGCCTTCTAACCTATTAACTATCCGTAACATACGGATATTTTCTTTATGCTTTCTGCCTAGCTTGCGTCTTTGCTTGCTATTCACTATCTTTACCCTTTATGCGAATACCATCTTTGGTTAGTGATATGGTTGCGTTGCCTTCTGCTATTGCTTTAAAGCCCAACATACAAGCATCACATATATGTATTAGCTTAGTAGTTCTTCTTACGTAGTAGATAGTAGATAGGCTTGCTGTAATTGCCCATGCTAGGGCGAAACTTAGTGTGTTATCCATTAAAAGAATCCTTGCATTTGTTTAGCAATAGCATCTAACTTACTTGCTGCTTGCATACGTACTACTGGTGATTCACGCAATACATCTTTGTGCTGGTTGTAAATCGTGAATGATTGTGACAGGTGATTGATAACTTGATTGAGTTCTTGGTTGTCGTCAATGTTCAACTTACGTGCCATCTCTAAGCCTTCGACCACATTAGTAATTGCTGTATCACGAAAGATCGCACCCTCCGTACCAATTGGCTTATTTAACTTATCTACTAAATGTGTTAGTGGTTCAAGCATGCGCTTAATGTTATCTGCACGGGCTAATTGCTCAGCTTCCTTAACAGCATTAGATAGAGCTTGCTTGTCACTATCACTTACATCGAATAAGAAGTGTGATGAATCAGGAAGGGGGGTAAACCGTAGATCAAATCCCATCTTCTCTCTAAACTCTTCAGCCGTTGGGTAGTCCTTAACTGACGCACGACTAGGCTTAGTAGGATCAGCGTTACGCTGACGAGTAGCAATATCAAGCTGTACATATGTATCGTAGTTAGGCATGTGCTTATTAAGTAGCTCATCCACTGAGCTTATCAAGTCACGCATCATCTTCGAGTACTCCATGTAATACCCATTCGGAAGCATCCTTGGGCCCTTATCTACATAAGGTATGGTGTTAGTTTTGTGTGTTGTATACACAAGAGAAGCCCGAGACATGATTTGATTAACAGGGTTACTGGTATCACGAAACAACTTACTACTAACGATCAAGCTACCATCGCCCATCTCTTGCTGGATAACCGCTTCCGCAAAGGTGTCACGTTTGGTTAGGTTAGCCCGTCGTACTGTTAGCTTAACTAACATAGCCTTAGCATTGAGTGGTGTTACTTGTGGTGTGTTCATATTAATGTGCTTTCTTAATTGCAATTTGGATTTTTCCTCCTGAACTTACTAACTCCTTTGCATGTTCAATACGCTTAACAAACTCATTACTATCCATCAGCTTTTTAACTGCTTTCTTTAGTTCTTTTGTGTCACATGCACTAGCTATGTATAGGTTCTTAGCGTTCGCTGAAAGATTTTCATTTGGGTAGTGCCATTTAAAATATCCGTGGTCAACACCGTGCTCTAGCCTGTAGATAACTCTTTGCGCTTTATATAGATCATTTAAGTGGTTGTATATCTCTTCATTAACCCCGTTAAATTCGATAGTTTTAAAGTCATAGTAGTTACTAGACTTAAACTTACTTAATCCATCAGGGATTATGATCTTAGGTACACCTACATATTCGATCACTTTGTTATATGCTTCTGCAGCTTGTCCACCTCTAAATGGTGTACTACCAATATCAATCCATTTAATTACACGGTTCTTGCTGATCTTGCTTAGCTTGCCTAAGTCCCATGTAACGGTTGTATCTGTAATACAGTTATGTTTCATTACTCGGTAGAAATCCCAGTAGTCGTTAACTACTACTTGCGCTTGTTGTGGTTGCATTTATATTTCCTCCATTCGTTTGATAGTCTTAGCTACTCTTGCTGACATAGAGCGATAGACTTGTTCTTCAACACGTTTTTTCATGAGTTCAAAGTCAGCTAAGATTTCTCTAATTACTTTCTCGCCTTCTTCAAGCATGATTTCTCTGAGCTTCTTACTCATCTCATGTTCAAAGTGATAGCCTTTCCATTCGTCTCTAACTGACTTAATCATTTCTGATTTAAGCACATGGGCTACAGCATTGTTTAGGTTAGTCATAACCTCTTGCTGGTTAAGTGTTACCTTAATGTCTAGGTTCTCTTCGCTCATTTAGATTACCAATCCAGAGTTAGATACTGCCCATTTAACGAACGCTTTAGTCTGCTTGATCTCAGGCTTAAGACGCATCGCATCTGATACGCACATTACTGAGAACTCAGGGGGCATACGATCAATGAACTCAATTACTCGGTCAAAGTTATCTTTATCAATACGGTTGGCAATAGCACCAGTAAGCGCATACAACACATCCATCTTGGTAGGTACTTCAGCCTTGCTTGGGTGCATCATCAACTCATCTAAGTTAGGTAAGTTCTGATAGATCTGACGGAACGCTACGAACTCAGCGGCAGCACCTTCACCCACATCACCAGCTACATTGGCAAAGTACAAATCACTACGCAAGTTAGTAGGGATCTTAGACACCCGCTCCCAAGCTCTAGGAGTAGGAGATACTCTTGCATTAGGGTCAAACGCTGAGATCAAAGACTCACGGAATCGTAAGAACTGAATCTGCACTAAGTCCATGCCGTTGGTAAGCCAGTAATCTACAAAGTCATTGGTGTTTACATCAAAGTCTAAGATACGCATACGATTAGCTAACTTAGTGCTTAAGCGATTAGCGCCTGACTTATCTTCGGTACGATTACCAGAGGCAATAATGTAGGTGTCTTGTGAT